ATAACCCGGATGAATGCCGGGAGTTACACCTGGAAGCAACGACAAAGTGCCAGACGGTTTGACCGTAGTCAGTTTGATAGACTTAGGAAATCCGTTTGCGGCACTATATTCTACGTCATACGCTCGCAGCGCTGTGTAGACATCGGCACACCAAGAGCGTTGCTCTTCAGTTGCTTGCAGATAACCGGTGACGCCAAGACCCATACGCATATTCTTGTTCACAACATCTTGAGTTTCTTCCAATCCAACGGCAGGAAGCGTCAAAGAGTGTTTGACAATGCGATAGAGGAGTTTGGCGGAGTCTAGGAACTCTTCGCGCGACTTCATGTTAGGCAAGAAAATCTCGCCAAGTGCACAAGTCTCGTATTTAGCCAAGGACTGTTCCGCGCATGGATTGTATGCGACAACATCAGGATCAGGATACTCAGTCTCACCAAGACGACCGATCTTACGCGAAAGATCGAGGTTGATTAGACCATACGGCTCGCCTTGGCCTTCATAGCCAGCCCAAAATTCTTCAGGCAGCGTGGACTTGCCGTCCCAAGCGATCGAGTTGTTAGACATCGCTCGCCAGTTTGGAATGTCGCCAAGGTCCCAACGCTTCGCTTTCAAGTATTCGATATCATCTGCGTCACCAATCGCGATCTGTGCAGAGCGACGAACATTGCCAGCCACAACAATAGAGCCGATGATGTTCATGATGTCCAAGCAGTCGATGGGACGCAACTTCTTACCACGACGTTGCCGCAGCACCTCAGCGATTTGGTCGATGCCAGTCACAAGAATCTCTGGGCCACTTGCGGTGCCTCCGAATCCTTTGATTGGTGCACCATAACCGCGAATGAGTTGAGTTGAGTACGTGAAGGTGTGTTTGCGATCCGCGTAGAAAGCGGCCTTGAGAACCTTACCGAGCAAAGCAACCCAACCCTCGCGAGTGTCGGGCACAATGAAATCGGCTGATGAGTTATCTTGGCGCAAAGGCGGAGTAAACTTTGAAGATACGGGAGGAAGTTTGTCTACGTACTTACGTTGAATATTGTAGCCAACTCCGGCGCCCAACATCAACAAATCCATAGCCCAAGTAAAAGGACGAATAGGTTCGTCGACAACGGTTGCAGCACAATTCTGAAGAGATGGCAATCCATACTTCTTTACGGTCTTAGTACCGAGCTGCCACAAGAAGCGGCCAGCAACAGATACTTTCAACTCCATCATATATTGTTTAGCACGCTCCAGCTCGGCGTCTGTAAACCCGACTTTGAGCTGATCCTGCGAAGCGCCTAGTACTCGGTCAATTGTATCCTCAAATTCTTCAGTTGCGCCTGCCGCGTTGACTTGACGCGCATATGTGCGCTTATAAGTAAGATAGCCAACAGTGCTAAAAGGTGTGTTGTACTTAGACAAGAAATACTCCATGTGGTTGTTAGTGGTACTACGGTGATACTAATCACATCGCCCTGCATTTGAGGGCGGCGCAAAGATTTCTGCTGTGCAGTGCTATCACCAAGACACCCCGCGTAAGCGAGATGTCTCAGAAACTACACTAAGTCTTAGATACCGGTCAGACCAGTGATGGACTGCACGCCGCCGCCACGAACGTCGGCCCAACCCACATGAGTAATCATGCGAATCGCGTACATATCGTTTTGGAACATGCTGTAATACGGAGCCACGGGAGGCGTGGGCGCCGCATTGTCCATTTGCAGAGAAGCGGTATCAGACACCGAGAACGAGGGAGTGCCGAGACCGAAGTAAACTTCAGCAACGTCAACAACCATGATCGTGTTCGCAGGAGCGTTGAGCGACACGAGGATGTCCATGCCGAGCAGACGACCATTGGCCAGCTCATTCGCGAAGATGAAGTTGCCAGTGACGTTCATCATCATCGACAGACCAAGATGCACGTTCGGACGCATAATAGCAACCGGACGACGGCCAAGACCAGCGGCGGTCATAGCATTGATCGAAGTCTTCAGAGCAGCGATAACGTCAGCAGCAGTGACACCAGCGGCGGCAGTACCGACAACGCCGTTCAGCAGACCAGCGGGCGATTTCGCGGGAGCGGATCCAGCAGCGTTGGCAGAGAAAGCCTGAGCATCAAGCACAGCGGCGGTGTCGCGGATGATAGCGTCACGCAGGATGGGCTCAATAGCAGGAACCGACTTCGCCAGAATCTCCGAAGTGCAAACGGTGATAACACCAAGCTTGCAGGAATCAACGTTCTTCGACGCGAACACGGTTTGCTTCACCGGAATCGTGCCGCCTTCAGAGATGAAAGCGCCCGACAGGTTGTTAGCATTGCCGTTGTAGAAGGGGATGATGACCTTGTTGGTGTTGTCAAACGACAGGGTCATTCCGCCTTTTGCGGCGAGCTGCGGAAGAAGAGCAGCAGGACGCAGCAGGTCCATAAACGTGCCGTGCGCATCGCGAACGAGTTCTTGCGCCCAACCAGCCACATCAGTGCGAGCAGCAGCGGTCGACGCTTTGGTCACTTCAAACGTGCCCGAGTCTTCGCCGTAGAGTTGCGCAGCGACGTCAAGAGCCGAACGACCTTCAGCCTTAGCTTTCAGTGCGACGACAGCAGACTTCTCGAACGAATACTCAGAAGCGGCCTTCGCGCGATTGAAAGCGGGAGCCGACTTCGACAGGAGCACAGACTCGGCCTTGGTGAGCGACTCAACCTTGGCTTGGTCTTCTTCGATAGACTTGGTCAGCGTCTCGAGGACGGACACATCAACGTCTTCACCTTCAGCGGCTTTCTCAGCCAGTTGAGCAAGCTCCGACTTCTTTTCTGCGATAGCCAGTTTAGCGGCTTCAATGCGTTGTGCAATAGTAGACATAATTACTTCCTTTTGAGGACCTTGTTGGCGGCTTCAAGAGCGGCCAGCATTTGTGGGTCTGTAACTTTAGGCTCGCGCCTAAACACGGAGTTGCTAAAAGAGGACTTAGCGAGCAGTTCATTTGCTTTGTCGACAGCCAGAGTAGTCGGCGTAAGGTCATCACTGTCAACGTCAATGTCGGAATCGACTCGGTTGGCAGGATTGGTTACAAAGCTCTTGATGACATCATCACTAATGGCAAGGGACTTAGCGATCCGCAGTGCCGATTGATTAGCAGGAACTGACACGAGAGAAATCTCGCGCAGAACCGCTTTATGAATAATGTGGCCACGTGAGGGTTTGCCAGAAGCGTCTTTGCGTTTTTCAAACGTCTTCGCTTGGAAACCAACAGAGGTGGCATTCAAAATATGAGCCTCAACAAGTGCGTGTGCATATTTCAGCGTGTCACTCACAGGTGGGGCAAGTGTTAGGTCTGCAACTGTTTCATAGCCGCCGTTAGGTCGAGCACGTGTGGTCAAGTTAGACCACTTGCCGATTGGCATGTCATGTTTGTGTTGCAAGAGTGCGATTGGGTTACGCTTGAAGTCGTCAAGGACCCAACCGTCCTGTTTGACAATGTCGCCATCACGATCTTCATCGTCCGTGCTAACCACGAATTTATATGTAGGTTGCGTGGTGCCGTGGATTTGTTGAGGAGGGCTTGTCAGGGATTTGTAGAACATAGTCATACTAGATCCTTACAGTGTACGGCACACGCTCTGGGTGCCAGCGGCGTAGATTGGCTAAACTCATTATGGCACCGGTCTCAACATCCAAATATCTTGGAGCAACCTTACCTTTGTTTGCAGAAGTGCGACCAGTGAGTGCTGTGGCAAGTTTTGGGTTTGACTTGCCTTTCTTTGAGGCAGACAGACGTTGGCACCACTCTTCTGAACGTGGCGGGTGCTTTCGCCCTCGCAGTGCGTTACCCGTACCTGGCTTTTTATGGCCTTTGTTCCACGGTTGCGCAGCGCCGACAGTAAACCCTGCTTTTGCATCTTCTGGCTTTAGATTTGCCCACAGCGCATTCGTTGCAATCTTATGGCGCGCAGAAAAACGTAAAGCAACGCGGGACGCCCTGTCTACATCGGCATAGTATTTGGCTAGAATAGTTATTGCGTCACTCTTGTGGTGTGCAAGATGTTGCGCCCATTTTAAGCCGGACCCCTTATATTTATCTATATTTTTAACTGTTTTGCCAAAGTAAAGAAGGGAACAGTGTGAACACTTTTTGATGTACAGCGTGACGCCGCGGATCTGCTCGACAGGAGATGTAAGACTTTTAGTTAGTTCCATTGAGTAGTCCTTAGTTGTTTACTCGAAATGATCTTGCAGCTTGCCAAGTCTGTACTCGACGAGCATAACAATCTGTTCTAAAGAGAAAATGCCAGTGGTCTGCTCATCAAACTGAACAGTGCCTTCATTCTCATCTAACAAGAAGTCATAGAAGGCCCAATCATCTTGATCCAAGTCATCATCAAGAATATCTGGCACATCAGCAAGTTGCATGCCAGCAAAAAGGCCGTCACCAAGATCGATGCGCACAGTACCATCGTCTTCTTCGAGCATGATGTCGATAAGGTCAGTAGCTGTGTCTGCGTGCGATGCCAAGAACTGCTTAGGATCAATAATCTTCATTCCAACTCCAGATGCTCGGTATTTCCTGGAATGGTTACCTGTGGAGGTTTGCCAGACGGGAAAAAGTTGTTTACAGCGTTGTTGATAGCTGTTACTTTTTTATCGTAGTCAGCTTGAGTGAAGATCTTGTATTTATAGCCTTTCTTGCGCGTGCCGCCATATCGCACTTCAGATCCGATCTGCGCTTTCCATTGCTTTTTCATTTGCTCGCCAAGATCGCCAATAGGATTAGCGCGATTGATTTTGGTGTAAGCATCTGCAGCAACCTGTCGCAACTCTTTCACAGCTGCTTCACCTTTTCGGCGATCTACTGCAAATGCGTCATGCTTAGAGAAAGGATTTTTCAGGCGCACCATGATCTCATCTTTTACCGCAGCGTCCATAGACTGAACAAACAGAGGCATTGCTGAGTTTGCTGACTTGTTTTTGTTTGGCTCTTCAGGCACTCGAGCAGAAGCAGTGAACTTCTTACCCTTTTCATCTACGAGTTGATATCGCTGAATAGCCATATCATGCTTTTGAAAACTCATTCGGAAGCCGTTGACCGGATTAGTATACACAAAGTTGTCTGGGACTTCTTTCGCAAGTCCTTTGAACTTCGCTTCGAACTTGGCCATCGGAGTTTCACCAAAGTTATTGACGAGCGTGTTTGCGAGGAGGGTCGCTTTCGCTTTAATCTCTGGGGTTGCAGGATTATCTTTTCCAAATCCAGCTCTTTTAATAACTTCAATTGCTACTCCTCGAGCTGTACCTGAAGCTCGTGCGCCATACAATCGCGGCGTATCAACTAACTTTACGATTTTCTTGATTTCGCTTGGGTTGTCTGCAAGAGTCCCAATGTTTAGCATGTCGCGCGTTACTTCTCGCCCATTTCCGCCTGGATTTAGGATAGCATAGTAAGGCTTGTCTGGATGTGGAATCCCAAGCTTTTCAGCTGTCTTCATAGCCGGAGTCTTAGGATTTGTTTTGGTAAGTCTAACAGTGGCAAGCAACGCCGTGTCACCTGTCATCGCACCCACGTTTGCGCGGGCTGATGAAGTGGCGTCGTACCAATCGAGATTTGGATAAGTCTCTGCAAGAGTCTTTTCACCCTTCTTACGAACCTTATCGCCTTTGAACTCTACTGTGAGCAACTCTGGAGCCGTAGCTTCGCTAGCGTGCACACGGCCTTGAGGACCCAAAGAAGATGAAGGCCACGCTTTACGTCGAATAGCAAGCGCTTGTTCAGAGGTGCTTCCAGGAACTGGGTCGAACTTAGCTGGTCGCGAGGCTGACAAAGTTTGCTGCAGGTCGAAGCCTGCTCGCTCTTTTGGAGCCATAGCTCGATTGCCCTTAGTGGTCAACTCGATAGAGTGGACATCTCTTGTTGCAATCGCCCTTGCTTCACCCGGCGCTGCAAAGCCCGGCTTGCCAGTCAGAGGATTTACGATAGTCTTCTTAGTCTCTGGGTTTACATAGACCCAATGACCACCTTCACGCTTGATGTTCTGTGTGGTCAACACAATCCTGATGTCTCCGCTCTTTTGCAAAGACCTAATAGCTTCTGCAACTTTATTTCCAAGCTCTGGCGAGTGAATAGAACCAGTAGCTTGAGCAATAACTGAGGTGATAGCAGTGATGTTTGTGTGGCCTTGCTTGCCTTTTACAAGCGTGGCGACAGCCTGACGAACAAGACGAGCTTTTACTAGCGGAGCAGCTTCATTGAAGTCAATTCGACCGCCCCGTGCGGTGGCCTGAACACCTGCGTGCGCAAAGCCCTTTTTGCCCCATTTTGTAGCAAAGCGACCTTTTGCGTCGCGCACATATTTATCTGGACCCTTGGATTCTGGAGCCTTTGAAAAATAATCTAACCAACTCATAGTGTCTCCAGTCAAATAATCATAGAGTCAAAATCAGCAGACACGGATTCTGCATCAGAGAGTTTATACGTGCTCATCGCCAAAGCAACAAGAGGGTCAATACGCTGCGATGCTTTAGATTTGTCAATCTTGCGGTTTCCAGAAGGGTCTGAAATCACAATAGCATTAGCAGCAGCCATGTTCAAAAGCGGATGAGAGCCATGTGCAAGGAGTCGCTGAAGAAGAAGAGACTCGAGGCCTTCTAGACGCAAAGAAAAATCTCTAAAGCCTTGGCCGCATGGAATCCACTCAGCTTCTGATGCAAAGTTGGTTTTATCTGCTGCAATCTTGAAATCTTCTATTCGCCAGCGATCAAAAGAGAGTGTGCTGATGTTCCAACCGTGTGTGCGCTCTGTAAGTGCAGAAGCGATATGATCGTAGTTCATATGAGCGCCGGGAAGAACAATAAGATGTCCATCTTGTGCCCACTGCTCATATGGTGCTCTGTCTGATTGCGAGCGTTCGATGAGACCATCTGAGGGTGTAAACACAAAAGGCAATGTATGAACAATGCCAGTATCAGGGTCTCTGCAAGAAGCCACACACGCTGTCAAGTCATTTCGAGATGACAAGTCAAGACCTAAGTGCACTGGCTCTGTCTCAAACAACTTGAGATTTACTGGCATTGAGCACTCTTTCCACACAGAAGGAGAGACAAATAGCGTCAGCAAAGACACACGTTGATTCAAGAGTAGATTTCTGCTAGAGGCCTCCGCTGCTGGCATCCTAGCCGCACGCTCGAGTTGCCGCTTTAGGTCATCATGTGCTCTAAAGACTCCAAGAGCTGGATTAGCATATTTCCACTGAGTTTCATCTAGCAAATCACAGTTCTTATCTGCCTCATAGACATGACACACAATAGTTTTGTCGTTATTACGCTGTGCGTCATCTATCCAAATTGACAGCAAATCAGAGTCTGCGGCGGCTTGGGTAGAAATGACGAACAACAGAGGAGATGTATGAGCACCTTGTGAGGTTGTGATAGCATCGATAAAAGAATCTCTAGGACCTACAACTTGACCAGTCTCGTCTAGAATAGCCACGTTTGGTGAAAGCCCGTGTGCTGTAACACCGTCTTTAGACAAAGCCTTGTATTCCACATTGGTGGTCAAAGCTTTGATGCGTTTACCAGACGGCACAACAAGCGTGCGCTTTGTCATATTCTCGTTCAGGCCAATCATTTTGGACATAGCTGTAAACAAAATGGAGGCTTGGTCACGTGACATAGCACCTGACACAATCTGAGCATTCTTTTCAGCAAGCGGGCCAATGATCGAGGCGAGAGTAAGCGGAGCAACAAGAGAAGTCTTTCCGTTCTTACGAGCGATTGAAAGAATAGCTTGACGTGTAAGGCGCGCGTTGTTTTCATCCACGTTATCATACACTGCTCTGATAAAAGCGCGTTGAAATGGAAGAAGCACGATAGGCTTTCCAACCAAAGCGCCTTCAGGAACTTTGCATTCTGTCTCGATAAAGGTCATAACCTTTTCAGCTGAGGTGCGATCGTTCCACTTGATTTTAGAGAAATCACGATCTTGTGGAATAGGTCCAGATTTGATAGCGCGAAGAACATCGCTAGGAAAATCGCTCCACTCAGCAGTAAGCGTGTTTGTAGACATGATAGTTACCAGTCGCCGCCTTCAGGAAAACCGTCTAATCCTGTCTTTGGACGTTCCTTATAGTTAGGACCGCGTGCTAACGAAGTAGCCTTGCGCGTGTGGCATGAAGCGCACAACGTTTGCAGATTAGACAAAGCATAGGAGAGTTGGGGATGAGTCTTACGTGGAAGAATGTGGTCAACGTGCATGTTATGTGTGCTAACAACACCGCAATCCTTGCATGTATTAGAATCCCTAATCAACACAAGCATGCGCACTTTGCGCCACATCTTAGATAAATACCAAGATGAATCCAGTTGGTGTTGTTTGGTCTTATTGAGCATAGAGTGTGGTCACATCGTCTAGAATCTCTCGAGCCTTGTTATGCGCAATCGTGCGACCTTCTTGATAAAGGCCTTTGCCATTTAGCATCGTAGGGGTAATCTGAAGATTTGCCTGAAGCGCTTTGACGTTTGCGATTTTCTGTGTCACCAACTTGTTCCAGCGCTCAACTTCGCGGATATTGCCGGCGTTTGCAGCTTTGACTTCGTTAGTGGAATACATAGACAGCAACGCAAGGCTTTCGCAAAGCACTCGCAAGGTCTCAAGATACATTGGTGTCCACCACTGCGCGGGACGCAGCACTAGACAATAGTCAATGAGAGCCTTGACTTCACGCGATGCGCCTCGTTTGATGCCATCTACGTGCGGCTGTAGCTCTTGGGCAGCTTGGTAAGCTGTCGCAATCTTGTCTTTCGTAATCAACATGTTAGTTTCATCCTGTGAAATATAGTTTCATATCGTGAAATGGTCGAAAAAAAGCACTCTCATGCGTAATGCTGAGAATGCTTGTGTTTGACCTTTCGGCTTTGTTGCTTGACTTTCTTAGGGACCTCAGACTTTGCTCTAGTCACAAGGCGTGCGTACTTTGCCACGAAATTGCGTGGCTTGAGAATGTTGCTAGTCATTCCCAACCCGCTTCGCGCAATTCCTCTTCAGACATGTTGTCCAAAGTGGCTTGTACCACAGCAATGTGGCGTTTGATAGCCTCAATGCGCTCTGTGAGAGATTTTCCCTCAAAGGCGGAATAGGGCCACATGGGGCGAAAGCCATATACGTCTTTGTGGAAATCTGAGTAGTATCCCAAAAGATAGGTAAAGTCTTCTTCTGTGTAAATCATTTTAGATTTTCCTTATTAAGTTAGCCCTTTTTGGGCAGATGTTTCTCAACAATCTCGTTTGCTTTATCGCCAAAGCCGATTTCGTCAAGTTCACGACATATCACATGGATAGTGTCTGCGGTCTCGCGACCTTTCAGCCACACGCGATGATCGTTGGAGTAGAAATAATCCCAGTCGTGAATAGAGCAAATATGCTCAAGTTCAGAGATAAGAGTTGCTACATTTTTCATTTTAGACATAGTGTATTTCCTTTGTGTTATCTAAGACGCTTCGCAGCGTTTCGTCGATTTACGACTCATCAGTTAGATTTTTTTGTTTGTGTAGATTGGACTATCAACGAGGAGTTCTACGATCTCTTCGTTCTTTATTCCATACTTGTGAAGTTCTTTGTAAACTTCTGCAACGCTTTTAGCAGTGCAGAACATTTGAACGATTGAACCGCCAAGGTTC